TATCAGTAAAGCGAGGAGAAAAATTATCGACAAAACGGGGTGCTGGTCTAACACAGAAGGGTCGAGCCAAATTAAACAGAGCGACAGGAAGCAAACTAAAAGCTCCTCAGTCAAAAGGGAGTCGTCATAATTCATTTTGCGCTCGGATGAAAGGTGTGGTTAAGAAATCCAAGGGACCAGCGACAAGAGCCAAGGCATCCTTGAGACGATGGAAATGCAGATAACTGGGGCGCAAACTACTAGCAAGCACCCCAGAAATATCAATACTTCTTTCCAATTTATCTTCAAGACGGAACACAGACCATATTAAGTGGGTCCGCCATAATAAAGGTATAACCTTCACCAACGGCTTTACAAATGGCGTCCATGCCAACAATATGGTACTCAACCCATAGTATTGGCTTAAACGTCTCTATGGTCTTTCTAGCGCCCTTGATGGCTTGTATCTCAAAGCCTTCTACGTCAATCTTGATAAAGTCGCATCTGGGTAACTTCAAAGAATCAATAGATACGCCGTCAACCATAAAGTTGCGCATATACATATTTTCGTCAGTAAGACCCGGTTGAACTCTAACCATGCCGTAATCCATCTTCATGCTGTAATCAACAGACGGCAAGACAACATAGCTCACAAGCTCTGTAATTGCTTTGTTGTGTACAAAAATATTGTTGATGTCATTCAGCGCAACAGAGCCGCATAAAGCGTTATAAATAATTCTTTGAGGTTCAAAAGCAATCAGCGTAATGTCTTTGCGTCTTTGTGCAACAGGGATGCTGAACAACCCTATGTTTGCACCGGCGTCTATGACAATAGCATCTGGCGGCAAATTATCCACAAATTGAAAAATGTTATACAACTCATGTTCTATATGAGTTTTGCCGGTTTTAGCAAGAGCATCTATTTGAAAATCACAGTTGCGATTAACTATGATTTTCCCGTAAATAGACTCTACAACAGTAAAGTGGTTAATCATGGCGATGGTGTGAGTTGACCTTCAAAGAGATAAGTACCGATGTGTCCGAGTTGCGCCCAAGGAGCCGCCCAAACCTTCATGCCGTGTTTTCTAGCCAGTTTGCAAAAGTGATAATCCTCTGAGAGCAGTATCTTTGTTTCTTCCTCAATACTGGTTGCAAAGTATTCTTTGATGGTATCTGCCTTCAGTGTGCCGGATAGGTCCACAATGTTGTTGGTGTACTCAGGCACTTTGTCTGCAAGGTTGTCAAACACTTCGCGCTTAATCATCATGAAGCCGGTACCGCCGTTCCAGATTTCCACAGGCTTATTGACAGGCACAGTGACTTCGTTTGAGTAATCCACAAGATTAACCACAAATGAACCAGTAAAGTGTTTGAGTTGGTCGTTGGGTACTCCGGCGTCCATGGCTTTCTTGGTGGAATCCCAGTTGATTTCTTTCTTGGGATAGATGCCGCAAAGAATCTCCTTGTCTGCTTCAACCATGTGAATAATGTGACTCGCTTCAAATTTGATGTCAGCGTCAATAAACATCATGTGAGTTGCGCCGCTTTTCAAAAAGCCTTGTACAAGCGCGTTTCTAGCCCTTGGTATCAAAGACTCATTGAACATGAATGAGAAGCTCAGTGTCCAGCCGGTGTTCTTAAAAACGTTTTGTAGGTTGAGGATAGACTGTGTATAAAATCCAGCGCACATACCGCCGTACATAGGTGTTGCAATGTACAGATGAACGGGCGGTTTCTCTGCGGATTTGATGGATACGACTTTATCTTTTGACATGGTTTTCCTTGGTTGATTGTTGGTGGGGCTACTCAGAACCTCTGCCCCGTAAGTTTCCTAACTGTCCCTTAGGGACTCACCTCTGAGTTGATGGGGGGTATTTCCTCTATCGTGACCAGTAGCTGTCCTCCTTTGATGACTTCGCCGCGAATCATTTCTAAATGGTCCACATGGAAATCATCATCGAATACACCAGCCTTTTGCAAGGAATCGAGAACTGCTTTGATGCGGTTATCAATGTCAATCTTTCTCTTGTCCCTTGGACTAATCACCATTGTTATTTTCAATTTTCTGTCCCTGAACTTAGGTATCTTGTTGACTAAAACGTACTCTTGCACAGCCTTCCTAAATGCTCTGCCCTCAGCACCTATCACCATAATATTGTTGTATTTGCGGTAATAGGTGTTGGTGCTCGGACTCAGCGGCAATACCAGAATAGCTTTCATTGGCGCCCCCGGGAGGAATCGAACCTCCATCTCGACGTTCGTAGCATCGTATTCTCATCCATTGAACTACGGGGACCGGGCATCAAAAGGGTACGTCCTCATCCCCTCTGGGCGTTACTTCCCGGGGATAAGTCTGTGTGTTGACAGGCGGTTGATAAGTGTCCACAGCAAGCGTTAAGAACTCGCCGTACTGGGATTTACGCCACCAAGCGGATATGTTAATCACTTCGCCTTTGTGCATGATTTTGCCCTTAAAGTCGGGAGCCTTAGGGTTTTGTTTCTGCAAGTAGGCGCTCGGCGTGAGTATGCCCTTACTTTCTACGGGTTGATAGTTACTAGCCATTCGCGGTTTCTCCTGATAAATATTTGTATTCGGCGTACTCTTTGCCGCCGTCACTAACCATTTTTGTAAAGATTCTGTGTCCTGCTTTTCGATAAACTTCGATATGGGATGCAAGCCGGAAACAACCAAATTGTTCGAGTGCTTCAAGTGGTGTGATTGTTTTTCCACTTTGTAGGTGCCTCAAGATTCGCTCTCGCTGGGTACCTCGTCTTGAGACACTGGCGGCTTTTTTAACGGGTCAACCCCGGTTTCAGCAATAGCCGCTTTGAGCTTGACTCGGTCAAAACTATCAAAGCCTTCAACCACTTCGGCGTTAGCTTTCTCTAGCCCCCAAATCTTTTCTTGTTTTTCCTCAGCGGTGAGCTTTTGAAAAGAATTGATTTTGTGGACAAGATGTTGATAAGCCTTAATCCATGAAGCGGTGTCCGGGTGCCATGAATAGGGGTCGGGGTTGTTTGGCACAAAGAGAGAAATGTATCCCTCGGGCGGTTCGTTCTCAAACTGCTCAAGCACTTCCACAGCCCTTGGAATAGGCTTAGGAGCCTCGACAGTGTCGCTAGGGTAGTCTTGTGCCTCCTCAGCAGTAATTAACCCCTTGAGGACGTCTGGGAAAGCGTCGCGCAAAGCAAAGCCTCTAGCCCTCATCTGAAGCATACGTTTGGGATACTGGGTCCAAGGACCTTGTTTGCCCCACAGATTAGCGCGTTTGGCATCTTCCACAGAGAATTTAGCCGTGACGGGTTTGCGTCCTTTCCTCTTAGCGATACAGACAGCCACCGGGTTCGGTGTGCCCTCAGCTTCCATAAACTCCTCGATGTCCTCGCAAGCTGGGCTAGACTGGACCAAAGCCATAGCGGCGTCACCATAAACACTGGGGCGCCCGTTGATGACGCTAATGTTTTGGAGTGCTTGCATGGGTGCTAATCCAATCTCATAACCCCACTGCACAGCCACCAAAATATCCTCAGGTTTGCTCTGATATTGTTTTGGGACCATCTGAGACTTGGAGAGCATCTCAGAGAACTGAATTGCCTCATTCATGGTTTGGGGCGCAAAGCCTTGTCTAAGTGTTAGGTTACTCATCTTTATTCTCCCTTGCTTTCATCATTGCATCTGCCATTTTGTAGATGACTTTTGCAAATTGGTCGTATGGAAATTCATCCATTCTGTCTATCTTCCATGAGTCTTGTCTTATATGTGTGGGCAATTGTGCGTGTGCCATAGCTTGTCCTGCAAACCAATCTCGCAAGTCCATGCCAGTTTGATAAGAAGGTTGCTTTTCATTCATTTTTGGAAATGCTTTCATTTGAGTAAAAACCTCCGTGAACCGGGTGTTTCAAATACAAACTGCTCGTAAATGTCGGGCATAGCGGACTTAAAGACTTCAGCATTAAAGCGCTTGGATGCCTTGCTAGACCGCCATGTCGCTAGGACCGAGCCGTCAACGCCTACCAACTCCGCATGGTTTTGCATATAGCTTTGCAGTGCGGTTTGTAGCTTGTCCTCATCCTCCTCCATTTGCTTGATCTGCGCCTTGATGTTCTTTAGCGTCTCAGCAATCTGAACAACTTGAGCATTAGCCACCGTCACTGTTCCGGCGTCCGCCTTGTACATAAGTTTGGTGTGCTCTGTTGTCTCTGGGTCCAGTGGTGTCTTGGTTTGTACAGCCGCCCAAAACTTAGCCATGTCTTTGACCAACTGGTCGCGCATTTGCTCAGTGATGTGGAACTGAAACACTTGGAACTCTTGACCACCAAAGAGCACAGCTAGGACCAGATGCTCAATGTTGTGGCAAGCCGATTGATGAATGAGTTGCGCCATGTTGAACGCCGGTATGATGCCGCTTTCTGCGTCGTACTTGTTTCTGGTCATAGCCGAGTAGTTCTTAGCCTCAACAAGCATTTTTCCGTCAGCGGATATAAAGTCAAAGTGTGAACGCATCCATGATTCTTTAGGATGTGTCATCATGTAGTCAGCGTCCTTCAGCTCTACCTTGAGTCGGTCTTGTGCAAGCCGTCCGATGATAGGTTGCATGACATGACCCATTTGCACAGCCTCAATGTGGCTTAGGTCCTTCGGCGGTTTAGCGCCTATCTTGGTGAGCACCACATCATTGGCGTTGCCCTTAGCCGCCTCAGCGGAATCGGTTGCCCACCAGTATTGATTGCGGAACTCTGGTTCAAAGTCTGCTCTGTCGTTAGCCATTTACTTCCCCTTGGTTAAGATATTGATAAGCGCGATGAGGTGCGCCCGTTGATAGATTAAAGACTCTATGGTCTTTTCCGCTTTAACCAGCTCATCTCTGGTTTGTTCGTACTTGTTTGTTGCGTCGTCCAGTTTGGCGGTATTGTCCTCAGCAATAGAAATCCAATCCTTCAGCTCTTTTTGTAGGCGAGTGACTTGTAATGTAGGTCTTCCCATGGTTTACCCCTCAATGTTTGGTTCGTAGTTTTTGCCGTCTTTACCGCAACCATTGGGTGTATCCCACTCTCTCTCGGTCTTGCAGTAGTAGTATTGGTATTCACCCGTGACTAGATCGCGTCTTTCGGATGCTTTGCATTTGGGTTGCCACTCGTCGCTGGTCATCATCCATTTGCAGTTAACGCACAGCTTGACCTCTGTGTAAGGTTCTATCTCAACGATATTCATAATAATCCCCGGTTAGTTAATAATGGAACAAGAGTAGATAATGTAGCACAGTTATGATGATTAGTCATTGTATTTTTTAATCATTTGTCTCCTTCCGATAGTATTTTTCTTTTGCGCCACAAGATTGAATCTGGGTTCAATTCCTTTAGCTTGCGCTTCATCAGTAGTATTTCGTCCAGCCTAGCCCTTAAAACAAGCGTATGCTCCTTTTTTAACTGGGACCTAAGCCTAGCCTCCCGGTTGTAAATTAAAGCCTCTAGCGTCGTATTTTGGTTCATGTGTTTTTCTCCCTTAATGCTTGCTCAATAGCCACTGCAACGTCATACGCTTCCTTTATGTCATCTGCGCGGGTATTGGACCAGACTACATCATTACGTTCAGCCTCTGTCAGACCATGCCATACGCGCGTATTTTGCTGTTTGACTAGCTCATCCAGTGACATTCTCGCCATATCCAACTCGCGTACAAAGTCGCGTAATAAATTACTAGCGGCGGCTAGGACCGTCTCATCACTGCGACGCAAACAATCCATGTTGTCCAACTTCTCTGCGACTAGGTAAATTAAATCAATGTCCATGTGTATCTTCCTTTACTAAATCCCCAACAGTTTTGGGTATTGCTTTATACGTCCAACACCAATAAAAACCAAACTCAACAAAGGTAAAGTATTGATAACCAGTACGCTCAACGTATTCGAGCCACCTATGGTCATGGTGTCCTACCTCTACCGGGTACCATGCAAACCACCGATGAGGCTTTTCTAGTCTGCGTATCTTTTCTAATTGAGTTTCGCCAAAATCAATCTTCATTCTTATCCCCTGAAATATATTTATTCCACGATTCATCTAAATCTTCAACAATACTTGCATGGTTTCGCACTTCAAGGTTTTTATCATTGAATGGATATTCCCCGTTCCATCCTTCCCCAGATGCTTTAAAACCTTCATAAAAACCATCAGTAAACGCCCTCTTTGCCACCAACTTGGCAAACTCCATTACATCAAAAATCCATAGTTCATTGTCATAATATTGACTATCAATGATTCCTAGTAAATCAGTTTTTTTAACTAATCTAATTATTTCTTCTTTAGTCATT